ATAATCAAGAATCGTCAGCGCTGCGCCATCAATAGCGACTTGCTGATCCCGTGTGAATGTCAGATTCCAGTAATTGAGATAGGCCTCATTATTGGAACCATGAACGCTGACATTTCTGCCATCTTCTCAACTCCTTTTTGTTATTTCGAAATGGACTGTTTCTCTAACCCATTAACGCGAGCTTCAAGATCGGCAACTCTGACCCGAAGGCGCCGGATCATTTCCCACTGTAAACTCATCATCTGCAAAACTTTCAAAACCGTTTCAGGGTCCACCGCTCCCCTTTCATTTCCCCCATGTAATCATCGGCGCTTTGTCGCCTCCTGATGCAGCAAGCGGTGTACTAAGGCCGTAAACTGTGCGTCAGACAGGCCTTTCGTAAATTCCTGTACCGCTTTGCTGTTGGCTTCAAACTCCGTTCCCCATGCGGTTTGTAGCTCCGTAGTAATGAGTTTGGAGGTTTCCTCGGCCGCTTTGCGCTGCGTCTCCGCGTGCTCTACGAGCATGGCTTGATACTTCTGAGAGAGATTTGCAACTTGTTTCCGAGTTAATCCACCCTCCAAGGCGCTTTGTTTAAACCAATCCACAAGCTTTTGATCCGCGCCTTCAACGTCGATCTGATAGCCTTCCACCGTGCCCGGGGCGGATTCTTCGTCTCGCTGGCCGATCCTCTCGGCGAGTCGATCCAACAAACGGGGCTCTGGTGGTGTCGGGTCCCCCTCGGTGCCTTTGGCGAAGGTTTGGAAAACTGACTTGTCCGCATTTTGAGTGTCGGCTGAAGTTGTCCTGGCCGCGATTCGCGCGCTAAGACGATCCATCGGGCTTCCTGTTTCACTTTCCGCCATTTTTGGTCCTTTCTTTGATTCTCCTGGCTAGCTCGTCCAGGGGTGAAGCGGGAGTCGAGGCTGAGGCCCTCCCGTGCACGCTGGTTTTTTGCCGCGCGAGCAATTCGCGATGCTTTATTTCACCGCGTGTTTTCTCTCTTTTCTCCATCGCCCTTGGTTCCTTCTCTGTCATTTGGAGTACCAGTTCCCGACCGGGCCATAACTCTCAAAAACCTCTTCAGTTGGGATCGTAAATAAATGTGCAACGTTGCTGATCGAATTCGGACGTAAACTCCCCGGGGTCACACCGTTCGAGACGTAATGGCTGGTTTCCCGAATTATGGCCGCACACTGCAAAGCATTCCTTTCAGCGTGACCGATTTCTGCTATCGCTGCCAGATATGCCTTTCTTAATTCAAGGGCGGCTTGTAGTTTTGGCCCGTGTTCCGCCTGGAAAAACTTGCCAGTTTCAGCGGCCTCGTGGTGCAGCTCCCGGCCTATGAGTGTTATGGCCTCGTCAGCGGCGCTCAACGTCCCATCTTGGTAGGCTTGAAGGACCTTTTCGAGATCGGCTAATTCATCGCGGAGCTGATTTGATTTCGTTTTCAAGGCGTCTGCGCTCTCAAGCTCGCCGGCCACCTTGGCCGTTGCAAAGGCCCGGTCGAAGTCTTGAATCTGCGTGCTCTTCGCCTGAATTTGCGCTTCCACCTTCCTTTTGGGAACATGTCGGTGGGATTCGGCTTCCTTAAGTTTGGAAAGTTTTTCTTGTAATTCCGTGGTGCTCAGCATCGCTTTTCCCTTCCGTGTTGGGGAGGGGGCTGCCCCTCCCTGAACCGGTTGAAGGTTTATTTCTTTGGTGCCCTGGTGCCACCTGGTGCACGGTAGTCCGCAGTCGATTGACCCCGGTGCGTGCGCGGTTGCGGAGGGTGACTACGCGATTGTTCCGGTCCTCGAGGCTGCTTCGGGCCGCTGCTCGTTTGTGGTGGGTGACTTCTTCCCTGCTTGCTCATCGCTGTTATTCCTTCTGAAAATGGCGGTTTTCGCCAGTTAATACTAATGGCGCCCGTTTATGGCGCCGGCCTGAGCATCACCAATTCCTCAAATAATCGTAACCGTCATAGGCGTCAAAGCCGTCGCGGAGCGGGTCCCACGTTTGCTTTTCCCCCGGCGGCTCGGGGTCTTTGTAAGGAAACATGAACATGGCGCCTAGGACGTAAAAGAGCGCCGTTACCTCGGGCAGACCCAGGAGGGTTTCGGCGTTCTTCCATCCCTTTGGTAATCTTTGGAGTGCAACCCGAGCTAGAGGGCATGCTTCAAGGAATACGCTTTTTTGTCCGACTGACGTCCTTCTGTCGAGCTCGGCATCGGCGTAAGAAAAAAGCTCGGTCGGGTCGCTGTCTTTCAGCAGTGGGGCATCGTAAATCCGGACCCCGGCAACTTGCGTTTTTTGCTGTTCTTTGTTGAAGCCGTGCAGCAAGATACGCTGCACTTCAGGGCTGTTCGAATAAAACCGGTCGGTGATGGAGGCGAGTTCGGCACACTTCAAAAGCAGTGCGTTATGGTTCTGATGCCAGGATTCAAACAAGCCGTAAAATGCGGGGTTCGTGTTTTTGCTGACCCCTTCCCCTATGACGACGATAAAGCCCGGCGCCCCCTTGTCGGGCCACGCAAGCCCTCCCCAAATGCGGAAATAGTGTCTGTGATTTTCATAATCCGCCCAGCCCGCGGGTCCGCCCCCCTGATTGAATACGGCTTGAATCTTGGTGATGTCCATTTCGGCCTTCCCTTTCTTAGCTCAAATCGTTATCGGCGTATCGTCCTGCAGCCCCATACTGTCGGGCCATTGCCTCATAGTTGAAAGCGTGGCGGAAATGGTCCGGCCCCAGCTTCACATAGATGTAACGGCGAGCGCCGGTTTCCTCTTCTTCCTCCAGCTTCTTAGCAACGTTCGCCAGATGTTCCGCGAAGGTCTGAAGAGCCTGGCAGTACCTTGGCAGGATTATGCGCCCTAAAATGATTTCGTTGTGGCTGGCGTCCATGCTTTCGGTGCGGTTGCTATGCACGGTCAAGTCGTCGTCGTTCCATCTGTAGCCCACGCTCTGGCGCTCGGAGTAATAGGACAGGAATACTTTCCCCTGGTGGCGTTCAGCAAAGGCGCGCGCGTTTCTGGTTTCCGGCAAGGCATCCACCACGCAGCGGCTGACGTTGAAAACCTTCATAAGCCTGTCGAGTTCCTCCCATGCCTCATACTCTGCGATGTGAACAATCTTTCCGGCCTTCTGCCATTCGCGCTTGCCAATCACCACATGCAAAAGTTTCCCCTGGTCAACTCCCATCGAACAGGGCCCGGAGTCGTAAGACGCGTTTTCCTCGTCGCTGCAAAGTGATACGACTTCCTGGACGGTCAAGCGGTTGGTCGCCTCGACGTAGGCTATCCCGAGCTTGAGATTATAAAAATCCGTGAGGTTATTGGTGGTCCTGAACTGATGGAGAATATCGGCCGGCTCGACGTAATGGCTGAAAAGCTGACTGTAATGGTATCCTCGCTTGTCCGTGGCGCCCGGGTGCTTCGCTACCCATTCCCCGATCGAGGGGTTAAGTTCGGCGTGACACTTCTGGCAGGCCCTGATCACGCGGCCCCCGATCTCGAGCAGGCAATTCGGAAAAGTATCTTCAAGGCAGGTGTATTCCCCGCATTTCTCACACTTCAAAAGCCAAAACCTTTGGTCTGTCTCCTGGAAGGCTTTATCTATGCCCCAATCTGGAAGTGTGGGGTTGCTGAGCTTCAGGAGTTCCTTGAATTCGCTATGCGACATTCTTTCAAGAGCCATATCAACGGCGCTCGGGGTTGCTTCGTCCATTTCATCGATCACAAGGAAATCAACCGGAATGGATTTTAGGCCCACGCGCGACTTCATCCCCCTCAGGTAAAAAAAGCAGTTCCATATTTGCTTGATGTTGGCGGAATCGGTATCTTGAAGCCATTTACCCAAGGTTTCCGGGTTGTCATCGATCAAGGGGTTAATCCGCCCTTTGCTGAATTCGGTTACGTCCGTTCTGCTCGGGAAAAGATAGAGAATGCCCCGGAATCCCCGGTATCTTGCTGCATACATCGCCCGGAGCATCGCCTTAGTGGTAAGGCCCATTTGTGCCGCCTTGACCTCAACCACATCCGGGTGAGGGTCCCGGTAAGGTTCGATGAGATATTCATGGCGCGCGAAGGTGAAAGGCTTACCGTCAAGGATGATCGGCGTAGATACGGCCCAATCGCCCAGGGAGCCGAAAGCCTTTCCGTCATCCCGGCTGAACTCTGGATCGTAAGTTTCAAGAAAATTTTGGAGATAGTTTCCTGTTGCGCTTCTCGGCATTTTCATAACTACATCATACCCATATCGAGGTCGGATCGAATTGCGTGTATCTCACGTAGCCTCTTGATGAAAATAGCCCATGCCTCAGGTGCAATCTCTTTCACGGTATCAACCAGGAGTTGCTGAAACTTTATGACCTCTTCCCCATGAATATGGACCTGATAAAAATCT